CACCGCCCCCATTGCGTGGTGCCGATCCGATGATTTCCGCAATTCCTTGATCAAGAGGCAATCTTTCAATGGCTGGCGGGAGCAGCACCCCGACTGCGACATGGCGCTGTACGCGCAACCCCAGGCCGGCGCAACTGCCCCAGACGCAGACCAAGCGGAAGGGCCAAGCCTCGCGGATGTTGACTGGTTGTGCGCCGAGTTTGGGTTCCACTATGACGACGACGAAAGCCAAGAGATTCTGCACAACATGATCACCGCCGCCATCACCCGCTGGCGTGCTCCGGTTGCTCAGCCCGTGGCTGCGCCCGCACCGCAAGAGCCCGATGTGGACCACATCCTGAGGTTGGCCGCGATCATCAGGGAAGTGGACGGCAAGCACGACCTAGGCGCCGCCGCGCTGGCCGAGGCGCTCCTGGCGCATCCTGAGTTCAGCGGCTGCCACGATGGCCCTGCTGCTTTGCCAGCGCAAAAAGCAACTCAACCCAACCAAGAGGATTCCAATGGATAAAGAACTGACTCTAAACCTGCGGATTGATCCATCACCTGAATGCCTTAAGCGGCTATGCGATGCCTTGACTGCAGCCGTCAAGCCAGACGGTGGATACAAGGCAGCTACATCGGACGACTCGGCTATCGGGGATGGCGGTGATCAAATGGTGCAGGTCGAGTGGTGGATCCCGCAGCACGGCTGCGACTCGCTGGAGAACACCCTCGACGCCATCAAAGGCAGGCTTCTGATCGCGGTCAGAGATTGGTGGGAAACGGCGCTGGCCCGAGGTGGCTGGCCCGAGGTGGAGGAACTGGTAGCCGTCCTGGAAGCTGACGCGGAGTGCGTGGCGGCCGAGCAGCCCGACCTGATGCAGCTGTCGGACAAACAGCTCCGCCGCATCGCCGAACTCCTGAAGGGAACCCGCGCCCTGCCAGCGCCGGGGTTTCAGATCGGGCCGCAGGAGTGCATCCCCGACTTCAGGCCAGCACGTGAAGTGCAGGGAGTGTTGGCGGACCGGTATGAGTTCTCGGTCCTCGATAGCGACGACTGCGAGCAGGCTGGAGGCAGTGCGCCAACATTGGACGGTGCAATCCAGGAGGGTCGTAACTACCTTCGCCAGTGCAACCAGGATGGCCCACATAAGCTGGAATTGCGCCGCGTTCTGGTGTTAGATCATTCGGAGGCCACCAATGACCATGCTTGACGCCAATTCCCCTACCCTTGGCCTATTCGGCAATGTTGTGGCAGAAACCGTGCAACGCACCGCGCAACTAAGTCCTTGCCGCCGCTACCGCTGGGCGCTGTGGCGGCGCTGGGGTAACGGCCCATACGCAATGTTTGTGGGTCTCAATCCAAGCACAGCCGACGAGACGGCTGACGACCCGACGATTCGGCGCTGCATTGCGTTCTCACGGGCCTGGGGATATGACGCTTTGTGCATGGCAAACCTGTTTGCGTATCGAGCGACAAAGCCTGCCGACATGCTGAAACAGGATGACCCGATAGGGCCTGACAACGATGTGCATCTGCAGCAACTGGCAGCCGATGCCGGCGTGGTAGTGGCCGCCTGGGGAACGCATGGAACGCACGGCGGCAGGCACCGCGCAGTGCGCAAGATGCTGCCTGATCTGCACTACCTGAGACTGACGAAAGATGGCCACCCTGGCCACCCTCTCTACCTCCCAGCAACCCTGCGGCCAGTGGCGTGGGCAGGGGGTCAGCCATGACCATGCTTGACGCCAACGACCCCACATGCCAAGGAGATGAGCACATGAGCAGCGAAGCAAAGCAGGCAAGCCCACCGACAGGCTCTGTGGTCATCGGTGAAGATCAGAACATAGGGAAACACGAGGCGTGGTGCGACTGGTATAGCTGTCCCAAGTGCAACAAAAGCCACATCGCTCGCTGTTTTAGCTTTTGCCCTGACTGCGGGGTGAAACTTCAATGGGAGGGAGGTGTCACCGATGCTTGACGCCAATTCCCCCGCCTTCCGCCAGCAGTACCCCAACGGCGCCATCGTCCGCGACCGCCTGGGGCGCCAGTTGCGTGGCGTGTTCGCCTTTGACCCGGAGACTGGGGAGGTGATCCAGCACGACCGCACCAAGCTGACTGGCCTCTGGGTCCGTCTGCAACTGCGCTTGCCGTTTCGGCAATGGTGGGGGGAAGCGGTGATCCTTCGCCGCCACGGCTTCTACCCTGCCCCGCTAACGATTGAGCCCCGGCAGTGGCTTCACGTCGGGTTTGTCAACCACTGAACCCCGCTTTGTCAACCACATTGTCAACCACCACCATGCAAACATCTGAGCAGTACCTGGAATGGTGCAAGCAACGCGCCTTTGATTTTTGCGATAGGGGTGACACGCTAGGCGCTTTATTCTCAATGTGCAAAGATGTTGAAAGGAGTCCTTGCTTGAGAAATGATTTGCGTGAATGGCTTTTTAGGTGTAACGAACTTCTGGAGGCCGGATTACTGAAAACGGCGGCAGATTCCCGATACCTAATTGAAGACTTTACCCATTATCCCTTCCCTCCGCCCATCACCCCCTAGCCGCCGCCCTCCTAGCCGCCAGCTCCCCTATCGCCTCGCTGAACGTCCGCCCATCCATCGGGGCATCCAATGGCGTTGACGGCTGCAGGCTGCGCTTGCGATCGGGGAACAGGTAGCGCTCGCTAGCTGTTGGTGTCGTCAGCGCCCGCTGCAGCAGCCCCCGCGCCTTCTCTTCACTGATCCCCTCGGCCTTGGCCAGGGCCTTCACACCTGCCGCCTGCTCCTCCCGCCAGAACTCACCATCGAGCAGGGTGTCACGAATCACCGGATCATCCTCCTCCACCTCATTGGCAGGCACTGGAACCGGTGTGCAGCGGCACTGCGGGTGAGCAGGGATCACCACCTGATCGGCCGGGAAGATCTGCCCATGGCGGCTGAGACACCACCGACAGGCCCGCTCATCCGTCGCAGCGACCCACCGGATGAACGCATAGCCCTCCTTCAGGTTGTGATCTATGGCCCCCTTCACATAGGCATTGGCCAGCTCACTGCGAGCGATCACCTCAGCCCGCTGCCGGAGCCCCATGCGGGCCGTCTTGCCCGTGGGATCGGTTGTGCCCTCCAGTGCCGCGACGATCTGCCGTTCCAGCCGCCTGGAGCCCCAGCCACGGGCCACCCCCTCGCTGACGATCTGGGCAATCTGATCACGGAACCGGGCGGTTTCGCCCTGCATGAAAGCGGTTGCGGCCTGGCTGGCGGCACGGACCGCGAGTGGGTTGGCACCGGCATAGGTGGCGGCAGCACCGGTCACGATGGCCTGCAGTGCTGCAGCCGCCTCACCACCAACGGATAGGGCCTCGACTAGATCGGTGGTGAAGCGCCGCTGCCAAGCTGCGATCTCCTCAGGCGGTAGGAACTGCTGAGCATCCCTGAGGATGGCCTGGTATTTCGCTGTCGCCTCGCCGGAGCTGTAAGCACCGGGGGCGCGGATCGGGTTCCCCTCGGGGTCCAGCGCCTCGGGGCCTACGGCGTTCAGGTAGGCGCTGTAATGCCGCTTCAGGTCACCTAGGACGCGATCCAGGGCGGTGCGGAGCATGGCGGTGGTGTTCTCCACCATCCGCCCCTCCAGCTCATCAAGGATGGCGGCGTAGCTGTCTACGCTGCTGATGATGCGGTCGCCTTGGGCCATCGGGTTAGGCGTAAAAATCAAGCACGATATATAGAGTTATCACAAACGCTTGAATCAAAGCCATTAACCTCAGCATCTCAAGAGTTTTATCGGCACGCTTGCAAGTTTTAGCGAGATCTTCCGCAGCCTCGGGAAGGTTGAGGTCTGCGTTCATTTTGTCAGTCATGGGGCCTTTGGTGTTACGGCTTAGCTTTCCGCCGCCGGGTCGTGAAGCTACTGGCTTGATTGCGACGATTTGTGATCTGGCCCGTCCTGGCCCTGCCGACAACGGAGAAAAACTCCTAGCCTGGAGCACCAATGGTGGAGAGATCATGGTGCCAATCAGCGAATTGCGCACTGCTCTGGAAACCGCCTATGACCCAACCATGCCTGATTGGCCAGCCATGGCAGACATAGACGACTCGGATTCTTGAATTAAATCCAGGCCTTTTTTACCTTTTGTCTTGTACTAAATCTCGGCCGTGACCTGAAAGCTGTCGCGGCTTTTTGTTGTGTATCTGAATTTGTCATTGCATTTCGGTAGCGCAGACCAGGCGCACCAGCCATTGCACCTCTAAAGCCACGGGCTGCTGCATCTACCTGTGCAGCCCTTTCCGCTTTTTTGCGATTTGGTGGTG